ATTACATATTGCTTGTACTTCAGTAGATTCATTGGCTAAGTCATCTGCACTTATATTAGGTTGTACAACGTGTCTACTAAAAGACCTAGATAATTCTACGCCATCTTCTTTGACTACTGTTGCAGTTCTAACTTGTACTGCTTTGTACTCGCCTACGATTTCAATTTTATCTTCGATTATTTCTTTTGTTAATGCCATTATATTCTCCTTTTGTCTGTCTAGTAATCCATACTAGATATTATGAGTTTGTTTGATAAGTTACTGCAAATATAAGATGTGAACCATCTATAGTTTGCTGTGCAACACCCGTTTGACTTCCTTCATAAAATCTTAAATAATTTGTTCCTGCTTGAACTCTACTAAAAACAGTACCTGAATAAGCACCTTGATTTACTATTTGTGATACATAACCATTAGTAACTGCATTAAAAGGCAAACCAGTTACTACTAAAGAAGTGGTATTCCCATCAGAGTTTAAATCCATATAACATTGAGCGTGTACTAAATTTCCTATTTTTGTATAACTAGCAAAGAGGACAGTATCAATAGTTAATGTACCTGCACTAATACCAGGAGTCCAAGTACCTTCCTCATAATCATCTAAGTAATTAGCACTGCCCGTACCGCCTACATAGACACCGCCTGATAAGTAGAGGTCTTTATATCTTGCATTAGACTTACCCAAATCAATGGCATTATCCCTATTGTCTCCAGTGGTAGTTGAGGGGGCTACAGCGTTGGTTGAGCCTTTTAGTGCAACATTACCTGAATTGTAAAAGTTAAAGTAAGTAACAACACCATTGTTCCCAATACTCCCCACAGTTGAGCCGTCTTTGTGGAATTGAACAATATCTCCGTCTGATGTTAGGCGATTTGCAATTATAGAATGTGCACCATCTCGTGTTGCGGTATATGAACTATTTGGACGGATTACATGACCTGCGGTGCTAGTCCAAGTAGACTCAGCAGTAGTACCCACCAACATGTTACCACTGGAGTCGATACGCATACGTTCTGAGCCAGCAGAGCCGCCAGTCCAGAATCTTATATAATCGGCTACTCCATTATCTGTACCATTACTAAATAGGTTTATTGTCTCACTACTATGTATCTCATTAGAGTCTAAATACATACTACTAGATGATGTAGTTCCAATTCTAATAGCTGCATTAGAAAATGTGCCGCTAGAGCCCCCAATGTTGTTTGGGCTTGATAGGTGAAGTTGAGCACTTGGACTACTCGTACCAATACCTACGTTGCCACTGGTAGTAATACGCATACGTTCTGTGCCATCAATATCAAATCGTAAAAGACTGTTTGCAACACTGTTTGAAGTATCTGCCGATAAAACTAATCCACCTTGAAACGTACCCATTACTTGAGAATAACCAGTAGGTGCTACTGAATCAGTTAATCTTATATAAGGGTCTGCATCATATATTTCTAATTTTACATTAGGACTACTTGTACCAATACCTACATTACCAGTTGTATTTATACCGCCTGTTACGTCTATACCAGATGAAGTGACTTCTAATTTAGTTGAACCACCAGTTTGTAGTCTTAGGTTTCCAGTTCCTGCATCATTGATATATGAGTTAGAACCATCGTGATTTATTTGTAGGTCGTTGTCATCACCATAACTTTGTAAGATACCGTCTTCGAATATTAATCCTGAAGTTCCGTTAATTTTTACTGTCATTATGGATTCTCCAATGACATCTCCGCTTCAGCTTCCGCATTGCGTACCGCAGCAGTTTTAACAATGTCGTTATCAAACGCATACGCTACAACTTCCTCACGAGTAGCAGGTACTTGGATACTATTGTCTAAGCAGTGCTTGACAGTAATATCTACGATTTCATCGTTAGCAATACGACAGCGTTCTGTTACTGCATTCTCAGCCCAATCTTGAGGAGATAGTGCTGCATATTCTAGACCTTTGTATTGAGTGTCTGTTAACTCGATTGTAATTGTTGGCATTATTTTCTCCTTAATTAACCTATTAGATAACCGCTGAAACTAGATTCATTCCTGTAAATGTTTACAGAGCTATCGGTATCTACGTCGATTATAGTCTGGACGTAGTCATTTGCCGCCAAATTAATTACGCCGGATACAGTCAAACTAAAATATCGCGGGTCCCAAGTAGTCCCTAAATCATATATCGCATGAGGTCTTGCATAAGATTGGGAAGCGTTCTTCGTCAAACGGATTCTAAAATACTCTTGGTTTGCCCCATCTAATCGAACAGACGCAGTAAAGAAGTATGCACCAGCTACAGGAGCAGTGAACCGCCCATTTGATGTGCTGTAGTGAGACCCTCTGTTTAATTCTGTTGACGTAAATATAACTACCTGACCATTTCCAGCACCTACATTGTTAGTACTTCCGCCGTAAGCATAAAAAGCAGGTTGATAAGGCATCCTGATACGACCCGCACCATCAATCCGTATAATGTATTGGTTATCGGTTCTGTTGTACACAATCCATTCTGTTGTGGTAGCTTGTACTTCAAACGCATCACCTGAAGCAGGAATAAACTTAATACCTGCTGAGTCGGATGTAGCTGTGACCTGTATCTGAGTTCCGTCACTACCAGCTCCCTTTACTTCAAGCTCTCTTACAGGAGTACTCGCACCAGTACCAATGCCAACATTACCGCTGGAGTCGATACGCATACGTTCTGCTAAATCTTCACTTCCATTATTTGATGTATGGAAGGTCATATAACCTGCGGCATCACCAGATGAAGCAGTGCCATCTGCTCTAACAAGAAGAGCACCTGTATCAAAATCACCGCTTGTAAATTTAATACCAGTACCAGTGTTTGTGCTTGTATATGTATTGTTAGAAACTAAGTTCCAAGTTACACCGCTACGAGTTGCATTAGAGTAAATACCTGCCTCTGCATTAGAAACACCTTTTGTCCCGCTATCTACATTTAAAGCGTAAGTGCCAACACCACTAGTACCAATACCCAAAGACTCAGTACTAGCATCCCAGAAGAACTTAGCCGTAGTGCCTGTATCTTCGTACAAGGAGATGTCGCCGTTTTGAGCCAACTTCATCCTGTTTTTATTGCTGTCGGTTTCATCTACTAATAGAAGGTCACCACTGCTTGACACTCTATAATAATAGGATTGATTGGTTTTTGTAACACCATTAACACGACTTATCTTAAATGTTGGGAAGCCGTCACCATCGCTTTTAACATCAAAAATTGGGCTAGTGCTGGTAACTGTTAAATCATCAGCAGTCACTGTGCCTGTTACGTCAATACCTGTAGAGGTTGTGGCAAGTTTGGCTGAGCCGTTGTAGTGCAGTTTTATTTCAGCACCTTCTTTTGCTACAATCATATTTGCTGTGTCAGCAGCGTTATTCACATTCCATTCATTTGCCAGCAACTTGATTTTACCTGTGCCAGCATCTTTAATATAACTATTGCTACCATCGTGATAAATCTGTAGGTCACTACCTGCACCGAAGATGGCTTTATCGTTGTCACCAAAGTTTACATTACCAGTAAATGTTGCTCCGTCTGTTGTGACTAGTGTTCCGTCTGATGTAGGAAGTGTTAATGTTTTATCTGTATCTGTATTAGGTGCTTCTATCGTTAGAGTACCAGTACCGCTTTCATTACTTTTGAGTTTAATCTTACTCATAATCTATCCTATACTACTGTCCAGGTTGAACCTGTTGGTATCGTTACTGTAACACCTGCTTCAATATCAATAGCACCACCTGAGATAGCATTGTTGCCATCTTGTATTGTGTAATCTTCTGCTATTGAGTTTGTGTGTTCGACTAAACCCGTGCCTTGATGTGTTTTATTTGCAGGGAATGTACAAAAAACATTCTTATCACCTGCACTTAGGTTTACTGCTGAACCTGAATTTGATGAACCAAGTATTGTATCTCGACTGAGTGTTGTACCAGAGGCTGTATATGTTCCTACACCAACTTCCCAATCTGAATTAGCATCATCAATGATTGCGTAATATGTTTGATTACCATCACCTATAGCAGAAAAAGAGATAAAGTTATCAACTGCACCTGCTAATGTTAGTGTGCCAGTTCCAGTAGTCGCAGTAGTTTCTTTGACTCTGTCTTTAACTACTATTGCCATAGTATTAGTCTAGTGTAATATCTAAATCGCCAGAAGGTACTCTGAATACATCACCACTTGCAATCGTCTTATCTGATGATAGACCTGCGTATGCCAACATATTACCACCAGTTAAAGCATCCATGACTGCTACTGCTACGACTGTGCCATAAGATGCAGTTGCTGTTGGAAACTCTACATCTGCGTCATTAGATGTTGTAGCACCACTTGTTGTAAATGTTACTGTTTGTCTTGCATAACCACCACCAGATACTTCTGTACCAGTTGCTGATTCACTGCTGTCTGTTGTAAATAGTGCTAAATATAGTGTTGAAGGTGCTGTATAAGCAGTACCACCAAACACATGGTCTAACACTTTTGTTTCTAAGTAATTTGAAAAACTCATTATCCCATTCCCCTAACTTTTACTGTTATGCCAGAACCACTATAACGTGATTGTTCTGACTTCGTGTTGAGTTGAGCAATTCCTGCTGAATACATTTGTGCCCATACTCCAACTCTTTCATCCTCTGCTAAATATGGTGCAGAGTGTATTAAACTGCCATATAGGTACACATCTGGTGCATCACCTAACAACCAGTTGGTTGTCGTACTGTCAGATAGTGCATCTGTCTTTGCATAGTATAACAGTTCTATGTTTGTTGTGGCATTTGGTGTAGGGTATAGATGAAACTGACTATCGGCATGAGTATAGTATCTCGGTGTGCCACTCATATTTTCGTTTCCTGCCCTCTTATCTTCCATTGCCTTACGAGAGATTAGATCAAGTGGTCTTGTGCCGCCATCACTAATATTTATGCGTATAGTTTCTAACCAGTCTGATGGTATTTGCATGTGTGCATCACCAGCTGATTGCTGACCAGAAGCTCTCTTTTCCATCTTCCAATGTCTTAAGTCTCTATTTATTTGCGCTTCTGCCAGTTGAATAAATGTTGGTATTACAGATGTTAAATCATCTCTATTCAGAAAATCTGCTATTGTTGTTTGTAGATTTGAATAATTAGTTATTGTTGCCATTAAACTACACCTGCCAAGTTCCTTCTTATCGGTTCGCCCCAGTCAGATGAGTTGGGCCTATAACCGATTGCTAAATATCTAAAAGCATCTGCTCCATGCGATGCCCAATCGTGTCGAGGTCTTAGGCGCCACGTTTTGCCGTTTTCGTCCCAATCTCGACTATAGTTTACCAAAGAATCAAGTCCTCGTTCACAATTTTTTTCATCAAACCAGCAATTAGGAATCATTGACCTAACCTTCTGTATTCCATCATCAATATTAAGCTGCGGTGCAATCTCTACATCCCTAATACCTAAGTCAGCTAATGTCTCTAACCTGGACATACCAGAACCTAGTTCTCTTACTCTAACATCGTGAGGGAGGATGTGTTGATCGTAGACATAACCTTTGTCTTGTAAGACCTTCGCATAATGTTCTAATCCTACACCAGAACCTTCATAGTAATCAATCAAATGTATTTCTGTATTAATAAATTGTGCAAACCAAATAGCAGTTGAATCTCCCACACCTAAATCCCAGGCAGTAACAACACCTTTATTTTTATCGTACTTAACTTCTCTAATTCTATCTTCTGCTTTTGCTTCTCTCATTTCTGCGCTGTAGTAAGCTCCTTCAGCGAATGTTAAGAACTCACCTTCCCATATATGGTCATAGAAATCAGGTCTTTTTTGTTTATCATTAAGACGTTCTCTATCTAAAACCTCTGGAAACCAAGGATTGTCTTTCCAGTTAAGTTCTACTAT